CATTTCAACGGGTTCGAATACATCATATTCGGATGTTGCAACTGGCTCAAATTCAAGCTATAACGACGTAACAGGAGAAGCAGCTTAATATGGCATCGACATATACACCCTTAGGTATTGAACTACAGGCAACTGGTGAAAATGCAGGTACATGGGGTACAAAGACAAATACTAATTTACAAATTGTAGAGCAGATAACTGGCGGCTATATAGCAAAGTCTATAGCTGGTGGTGCACAAACTACAGCTCTTGCAGTTAGTGATGGATCAACTGGAGCAGAATTAGCTCACAGAGTTATAGAATTTACAGGCACAATTACAGGGAATCAAATTGTTACAATTCCATTAGATGTAGAAAATTTCTTTATTTTAAAAAATTCAACTTCAGGTGCATACACAGTACAATTTAAATATGCCTCTGGATCAGGTGCAACTGTAACTTTTTCAACTACACAAAAAAGTACAAAAATAGTTTACTGTGAAGGTTCAACTAATACTGCAACTAACCCAAACATTTATGAAATATCAACTGCAAGTGACGTGGTTGACGATACATCACCACAATTAGGTGGTAATTTAGACACTAACTCTTTCATGATTGACTTTGATGATGATCATGGTCTTAGAGATGAAAATGGAAATGAACAATTAATTTTTCAAACTACAACTTCTGCTGTTAATCACATTGAAATGACAAATGCTGCAACAGGCAATGATCCAAAAGTTGCTGCTGCAGGTGGAGATTCAAACGTTGATATAGCTGTAGCACCAAAAGGAACAGGTGAAGTAGTAGTTGGAACAGGAGCAGCTGCATCAACAATTACATCAAGCGGTGCATATGATTTAATTTTAGATACAAATTCTGGAACAAACTCTGGTACAATTACAATAACAGACGGTTCAAATGGAGCAATTAATTTAACACCAAATGGGACTGGTGTTGTGGAAGTTGGTGGTAATACAAACCCAGGAACTCTACAACTTAACTGTGAAAACAACTCCCACGGTATTAAGCTGCAATCTCCGGCCCACTCAAATTCACAATCTTACACATTAAAGTTTCCTACAGGAAACGTAACAGCTGATAGATATTTAAAAGTTGCATCAGTAACAGGATCAGGCACAACAGGTGTTGGTCAGTTATCTTTTGCAGAAGTATCTGGTGGAACAGCATGGCAAGCCGTTGCAACTACTAGTGCAACAATGACAGCAGGATATGGTTATTTTGTTAATACAACATCAGCAGCAATTACGATGACTTTACCAGGCTCTGCTACACAAGGAGATGAAATTTCAATAATAGATTACGCAGGTACTTTTGATACTAACAATTTAACAGTAGGAAGAAACTCACACAATATACAGGGTTCTGCAGCAGATTTAACAGTGTCAACCGAGAGAGCAGGTTTTACATTGGTTTACGTAGACTCGACTCAAGGTTGGCTATTAAAGGATAAATAATAGCTATGTCTGAATATAAAGGTATAAAGGGGTTTCAAGTTCAAACCCGTACAGAAGATCCAACTGATGGAATAGCTGGAGATTTTTACTACAACTCTACAACAGGACAATTTAAAACTATAAACTCAGGCGGAGCGCCTATTGGAACATGGGCATCGGGTGGTAGTTTAAATACAACACATTATGGTTCAGCAGGTGGTGGAACTCAAACAGCAGCATTTAGTGTAGGAGGTCAGGCACCTAGTCCCCCTCACGCACAAGCTCATCACGAACAATATGACGGATCCTCTTGGACTGAAGTAGCAGATTTAAATACTGGTAGATCATTTTATGATGCAACCTGCACTGGAACTCAAACAGCAGGTCTAGTAGCGGCAGGTGAAAAAGAACCATGGTCAACTAGAACAGCCGACACAGAAACATGGAATGGTTCTTCTTGGACAGAAGTTAATAATTTAAACGCAGCAAAAGGTCAATTAGCAAATTGTGGAACAACCACTGCTGCTATAGCGGCTGGAGGAGAAAGCGGAACGCCATTACTCGCAACCACAGAATCTTGGAACGGCTCATCTTGGACAGAAGTAAATGACATGTCAACAGGGGGAAAAGGTGGTGCAATGGTTGGAACTAGCACTGCATCGATTTATTCAGGAAGTGGAGCATCTCCTTACAAAACTACTCAAATATGGGATGGTTCTAGTTGGACTGCAGGGGCAGAATTAAACACAGCTAAATACTACAATGGAGGTGGTGGAACATCAACATCATCTATAACTTTTGGTGGATTTCCTGGTCCAAGAACTGCAACAACAGAGTCTTGGAATGGATCAACTTGGACTGAAGTAGCAGATCTATCTACTGCAAGAGGTGGAGGATCTTCAGCACCATCAGCAATAAACAGTTTATATGCTGGTGGAGACACGGGTCCTGGTTCTGTTACAGAAGAATTTACAGCGGCAGATTTTGAAATTAAATCGGTGACAACAAGTTAATTATGATTTATAAACAAGAAAAAGGAGGAAGCAACTATGGCATATAAATACTGTACAGCGACTAACTGGGGCAAAAACTTTTTTACTCACGAAGAGAGAAAAATGTTTCACCTTTCAGGTCATCCTGGTGAAGTATGGGTTGTAGGCGATAATCTTTATGGTGATCAATGGATCGGTAAAGTAGCTGG